TCATCTTTGACGCCTCTTGATGAACTGCCATACCTCAGTGTCTCGTGCTGCATTGGGATCTGGAGCAGCATCAGCAACGACCAGGGGAGGGGCAACAAGCTTTTCAATTGCCTGTGCTGAGGAGGCCGAAGGTTGAGAGGTAGCCCCACCAGGCAGGGCGGGAACAGGGGCTGGCGGCTGAATTTTTGTCGCCAACTCATGAGACGCAGCGGAATCACGCCGGGCGTGCATATCGGTCTCATGTTTGAGCGACGCTGCCACGCTGGGGGATTGCCAGTCCATGAAGTAACCGCGATGAACGATCATTCGGCACAGGTCGATTGGCACAGTCATCAGGGTGGCCTGTTGCGTGTAGCACTTACACCCGTCTCGCTTCGATTCAATGCAGGCAGCAGGGTACGGTGCATCAGTAGCCTCAGTAACCTTGTCATATTTGGGAGCAGTAGCTGGAAGCCCCTCGATGCGCGGGACGGTTTGAGCGAGCCACTCATCCCGAGACAATCCCCGAGAGCCAGGCCGGACACTAGGTGCACCAGGTGCAACAACGGGAGCAGCAGTCTTCATCACAGCAGGTGAATTAGTCAATGACCGATATGCAAGAAATCCCAATATTGGGACAACCAAGACGCACGCAGCAAAAACTACTACCTGCCGAGGGATGCGTTTCTTCCCAGTGTGGAGAACAGCACTCGAATACCACGGATAGACCTCCTTTGGAAACGCCCGCATTGTGACGGTGCCATTTTTTCCTGCACCGGGCTTTTCACACGCATCATTGACAAACGACCACTCCAACTGACTCACCAGGTCAGCGCCGAAGTTTCGTTTCAAATGCCGATGCCAGCCAGGCGCGCCCACGAGCTTACGAACAAATGTCGAAATGTTTTGAGGATGTTGAGTAATCAAATAAAAATCAAAACCGCGCCGCCTATGTTCGCCGAGCGCCTGAATATGAGGAGGCACCGCCGCGCCACTGGCGATCTTTGGCATGTCGTTATGGCACTCATCAATTAGGAAAATCGCCCCATCAGGGCAATCCTGCCAGTCTTTGAAATCAATTTTCTTCCAGCCGAATGACTCACCCTCAGCCGTTAGAGTAAACCGCCCATTGTGAAAGACGGGGCGATTCTCCTTTGATTGATGCTCGCGAACTGCCTTGAGCGTGAATAACGTCTTTCCTGTGCCATTAGCGCCCGTAGTGATGTATAACATACGCTAACCCTATTTATTAATACGCCAATGACGGACGGTGTCTGATTTCATACCATTTAATGTTAGGCGCATTGTTATTGCGGACAACACCATGGAGATGCAGACGCCAATTTTCATAACACCTAACATGCCAATTACGGAAGGCGGTAACGATGTTAGATGAGTAAGGGCCATCGTTTTAAAAAACGTCAGTGAGGCAGAAACCCCGGAATACGTGACGACGCCCATACCAAGCGCAGCAACAATCTGACCAACAGCCCCGCCCAATACAGCTAAAAATCCCGTCCATAATGCAGCGATTATTGCCGGCATGTTTACCCCCTAGAAACAATGCGAATGCAGAGAAGCAGTGTGACGGCTAATAGCACATTGCCAAACATCGATAAATGCGAGCAAATATTGGACATTGCTATAGTTATCGGGTTGCCGGCAACTGTAATCACAAAATCAGACATGCATTGACCACCGCCGAGTAAATCGGTTTGGTCAAAACTACTCGGGCCAATGTCGACCGGTTGTTCATTGTTCGGATTATTTTGTACACCTGATTTTGTAATGGCAGCGTCATACAAACTGCGATCAGCGGTAGACGCATCTAATGCACACAGCATTTTGTTAACTGCAGTAGCAGTGGCACAAAGCACGGCATCCCCATCACAAGTAAAACCAGCATTGCAGGCCCCACCAAATGAGGAGTCAGAGCAGCCTGGTCCAGATGGGTCAGCCGCACAATCACCTGGACTAGGAGGTGGAGCAGGGCCAGGTGCTGGTGCTGGACCAGGCGCAGGTGCAGGTGCAGGTGCTGGAGCTGGACCAGGCGCAGGCGCAGGACCAGGTGCAGGCGCAGGGCCAGGCGCAGGAGCTGGGCCGGGTGCAGGAGCTGGGCCAGGTGCAGGAGCTGGGCCAGGTGCAGGAGCTGGGCCAGGTGCAGGGGCAGGGCCAGGTGCAGGAGCTGGGCCAGGTGCAGGGGCAGGGCCAGGCGCAGGTGCCGGAGGAGGCGCAGGAGCCGGAGGAGGTGCCGGGGGCGGCTCAGGCGGAGGCGGCGGAGCAGGAGGCGTAGGAGGACCGGGGGGCGGCGGAGGTGCAGGCGGAGTCGGGGGATCGGGCGGCGGCGGCTCAGGAGGAGGGCCGGGAGGCGGAGGAGGAGGAGGAGGGGCAGGAACAGGCGGGGGGGCTGGAGGAGGCGTAGCTACACAGGAGGGTATACCGTTGATAAACCCGGACTGAGACCCTGCGGGACACGGTGGCGGATTTTTGTCAATCGTGTAAGAGCTAGTGCAAACCCCACCAAGCAACACGACGTTTGTGGCACGAGTACTCCATGTACACGATTGATTCACACTTGGATTGGAGCCTAGCCCGCCGCAATTCAAAACGCGCTGTTGAGAAAACGTAGCATAGCAGCCAGATACGCATAAGGAACCAATATCACGAGAACCATTAAACTCGACATCCGCAGCACTTGTACCCGCCTTGCATTTGGGTACATCAGGGACGCATTTATTATCAATCTCAGTATAGCCGGTAGAGCAGTAACAGGATGGAATGTTGCCACCAAACGAGGTGCGAGCATTCGGGTCATCGCAACGATACGACGAATTAATAAGCCCGGACTCAACGAAACCAGTTTTTTCATAGTACGAGTAGCAACCGCCGAGCGTGCCTTTGTCAGGCAGAAACTGCTTAAAACCGAATATAGAGCATGCCTCAGAAGGGGATTTTGCAGGAAACCCAGGCTTGTCCGAAACACCATAGTAGACCACTGGCGGAGGTAGACCAAACGCGGGACTGGATAAAACCAGCGCGACAGCAGGAAAAACGATCAGGCGGTAAATATGAGCCATGCAGCCCCCAGCACCGCTATTAATACATAAATACCCATATTGCCCCCCAATTTTCACAAGCCATCAGCAACGGCTTGTGAAAACGCCCGGACGTCTCCAGGCGAATGACGCGTCAATCAACGGCCCGTGTTAGCTCAACGCACCACGCACCCACTTGAAGGCCTTGACGGCAACATACACGGCCAGAACCGCGCCGCCGACCAGGCCAATAGGCGCTTGCTGCGCCATTACCGTTGATACGACCTCAGTCACATCGATGGCGGAACCAGCGGCATGCGCACTGAGCACGCTCAAGGCACCAACAGCAATCAAGCCGCGGCGGATATGTGCATTCATAAAACTCCCTTCAACAGCCGCAAAATGCCGGGGCTGTAATCGGCATCAATCGGCATCGACCGCCGACGATTCGGAATCGCGAATTACACGAATGACCATGCGAACGCCAAACGCAATAGCCCAAACAAGCATGACAGCCGCGCCAATGGCCCCACCATCAGCCAACGAGATATTGAGCGGAGAGGCCGCACTGTCTTGCTCAGCCTGAGTGAGCAAAACATACTCATGAGGGGCACACGGAGTGGCATAGCTAACACTGAACAGATAAAAATCGCCAGGCAGATAGACTGGGGTAACGCAGATCATGGTCAGACCTGTGCAGGCGGCTTTGCCGCGGCCGCAGCTTGTTGATTCGATACGAGCGTTTTACGAACGTCATAGGGCTGCAGACCAGTCAAGCGGGCTTCAATGCGCCGATCGCGCATCCCGGCAGCCAAGGCGAACGAACCAAGGTACGTACCACGCTCAGGTGCGTTCGCACCCATCAGGCTTTTGGGCAGCTGCAACACGCCAACCTGATCAGGCTGGCCCTTGTCATCAAGCAAGATGCACTCAGCGTCCTGCATTGACCACGGACGGCCATCCTTGATGCCACTACGCAGTTCGTTGACCTTGATGATTTGAATAAGAGATTGCAT